TAATTTGCGACGAGACAAACAACACACCAGATGTCATTGATAACAATGAATTCCGTGCTGACATCTTCCTCAAGCCTAGCAAATCTATCAACTTCGTCTCACTAACCTTTGTTGCTACTCGCACAGGTGTTAGTTTCGAGGAAGTCGCTGGTAGAGTATAATTAAGGAGCAAACGTAAATGGCACAAGCACCAAACCCTCCATCAGTAAGAAATATCTCTCAGTTTAAAAGTAAACTGAGAGGTGGTGGCGCACGTCCTAATCTGTTTGAAGTAGCAATTCCTAACTTCCCAGATTATGTTGGCGCATCTTACAACAATGATGACAAGAGCAACTTACGCTTTATGTGTAAGGCTGCTAACCTTCCTGCATCCAACGTCGCACCAATTGACGTTCCTTTCAGGGGTCGTATTTTAAAAGTTGCTGGAGACAGAACTTTCGATCCTTGGACAATTACAGTTATTAACGACGAAGATTTCCGTCTTAGAACTGCATTTGAAGCATGGATGAATGGAATCTCCAAGTTGGATAACAACACTGGAGCAACTGCACCAACTGCTTATATGCAAAATGCATTCGTGTATCAATTGGGTAGAGGAGCAACTATTGCATCCGAAACTCCAGTTAATGATATAAGTGGAGCTGGACCTACTGAATCAGCAAACGTATTGAGAGCATACAAATTCTTTGATATCTTCCCAACTAACGTTTCTGAGATAGCATTGTCCTATGATACTGGTGACACAATAGAAGATTTTACTGTTGAATTCCAAGTTCAATACCTTGAAGCCTTTGGTTCTGCTGAAGCTGCAGACATAAGGTAATATTTGTGCTATACTAAATACTATGAACGGTATAGTCTATAGTATAGATGGCTAAATTATTTGGATTCTCGATTGAGAATAATGAAGAAACTCCGAAGTCGGTAGTATCACCGGTCCCCA